CCCACCCCTAATGGTCACTCCGTGGCGAGCTGGACCGCACACTCCGGACGAAGCGCGCGATGGCCCATCACGTACTTCGCGATGATGAGGTTGCCCTGTCGCCGCATGTCCCAGCCGGACTCGGTGCTGAGATCCTTCAGCTTCACGGTCGCAGCGGCATACGGCGTGGTCACAACGGCGGCGGTCTTGGACCAGTCGCCGCGGTACTTCGGGAGCACGTTCACGTCGCCGGTCTCATCCGTGATCGGGAGGTTGTTGGTCACCACCAGCTCGATTCCGGCGACCTGCGGCAGGTCCGCAGCGGAGTAGCTGCCCACGCCGCCCCAGTCCTTGTTCAGCAGGTCCTTGTTGGAGACGAGGAGGAAGTACTGGGCCGGGCGGATGAAGCCACTGCGCTTGTGCGCCTCCGGGATGTCGTGCTCCATCAGCGTCTGCGCCGCGCTGAAGAAGCCCGCGGCCAGGACGGTCGCGTCGGTCCTCATCGCGGCGTTACTGATGACGGTGCCCGCCGGGCTCGCGCCGGAGAACGTCGCCGGAGACGTCGAGGCGAGGAGCATGCAGCGAAGCACGTTTCGGTCCTTCGCCGTAGCGAGGGCGATGCCGCACTGCGTGCTATACTCCGCGCGCACGTCGTAGTGGTTCTTCAGCTCGTCGATCTCCGCCACGAAGACGTCGCTGATGAGCAGGTCGTCGATCTCCACGACGATCTCGTCGTGCTTGATATTCTGACCCGTGATCTCGGTACCGGGCGTGTGGTACCGGGCGCTGTTCTTCCACATCGCCGGGAACTGCGCGCTCTTGCCTGAACTGATGGTCCGCTGCACGTGACGACCGTCGGTCTTGACGGCCGTGGTGTACGCGGTCAGCACCTCGCCCGAGAACTGCTTGAGGAAAAGGGCGTCAACGTCGCCCGCCGCCTCGATCTGTCCCAGGCGAGACGGATTGGCGTCGGCCATGGGTTGATCTCCAGGTGTACGTGTAGGGAGGGGCCGTGGTTGCCCCCGACGCGGCTACACGTAGACACCAGATAGGGTTGAAGTGCAGCGCCAAACTAGATGACGCTGCGGGGAGTAACCGCAAGCCGTCTGGCGACGGCGTCGCGGTAGGCGGGATCGCTCCGGTATCGGGGATCGCTCATTGCGGCGATCACCTGCGCCTTGGACTCGAAGCCGGCAACGCCAGCCCCGGGACCGTCACCTTCGACGAGACGGGGCGTGCTGCCCCGCGCCGCGCGGTAACGGGCGACCATCCCCTGGACAGCGAGCTTGGCCTGCTCGATGTCGCCACTGAGGACGGCTCGGTTGTAGGCCTCCAGCTCGGCCGGAGAGAAGTTGCTCTCCGCCCAGGCCGCGGCCTCCTTGAACGTGTCCTCGCCGACGCTCTCGCGGATCGTACGACCGTATTCGGCCCACGCCGCCTTCGCGCCAGCGAGGTAGGTGTTCACCAGATCGGGGGTGATCTGCGGGAACTTCTTCGAGATGGCCTCGTACGCCTCGGGGGGCAGCTGGCCGGTCTCGAAGTAGGTGGTCTGCAGCTCGTTCCAGTCGAGCCCGGCCTCGGCGACGATGCGCTCTGCCGGGTCGCTGTACTGGTACTGCTCGTTCTGATCGCCCTCGGCGGGCGGCGTCTGCTCGCCCTCGGGAGCCTGCCCCTCCGCCTCCGCGGCGGGCTGCTCCTTCGGACGGGCGACGAAGCGGCCCGTCTCGGGATCGCGCAGGGGGCGCGACTTGTCGTACCATTCGCGGAACTGCTCGGGGGTCTCGAACTCCTCGGGCAGCCACTCGGGGCGCTCAGGCTTCGGCGGCTCCGGCGGCATCGCACCGGTCTCCTCCGAAGCCACCTCGTAGCGCATGACGTGGGCATCCGGGTTCTCCTGCGTGGAGACGACGCGCGGCTCCACGGCCGGCGCGCCATTCTCGACGGCCGGCGCGGCGTTCTGGTCGCTCATGCGTCACCTCCTACGCCGCCGGGATCTCGATGCCCAGCTCGCGGCACTTCTCGGCGGAAAGGCCGCGAGTGCGGATCAGCGGATCGCGGTCGCCCATCTGCGGGTAGCGGACCTCGTCCACCACCTTGTAGTGCGGCGTGTCGTCGAACCCCTTGACGTTGGAGAGCACGAACGACGGCACGTCGATCTTCTCGACGCTCAGCACCTTCGAGCCCATCTCGCCGAGGATCGCGGCGGTCCGCTCCTGACCGACCTTGCCCTGCAGCGCCTGGACGAGCGGCACGAGGGCCGCGACGAGCGAGGTGAGGTCGGTGGTCGTGGCGCTCGCGGCGGCGGCCTCCTGCTGGACGGTCGGGTCGTCGAGGTCGCTCACGTTCACGTCAGGCGTGGGCTCGAAGCCGGGCGCGAACGTCGGCTCGGTCTTCTGCTTCTTCTCGGCCATGGTCTACTGTCCTCCGGTTAGGGTTGCGTTAGGCGGAATCGCGGCGTCCGCGGCGTTCATCGCTGCCTTCTCAGCGCCCTTGCCCAGGGCGTTGATCGCAGCGCCGGCGACGGCCTGCTGCATCATGCTCTGCTGTGCCGCAGCTCGTTCCTCCGCCACCTCCCTCTCGCTCTTGATCACTGACAGCTTGATGCCGTGACCTTCGACGAGGTTGGTGAGCAGATCGGAGAGTTTGACGCGGGCAGCGATCTCGCCGCTCTTGTCCACGCTCATGAGCCCGGCCAGGTCGGAGATCAGAGCACGAGTGCGCTGCAGGTCGTGTCCGCGGCCGATAGCCTCCAGTCCAGTCACGATGACCGGCTTGATCGCCTTGTCAGGCAGCGCCGGCAGCTCACCGCGCTTCTGCAGGCGGAGCATCACGCGCTTCACAAACGGGAGCTGGAAGTCCTGCGAGAGCAGCGAGTACACGCCGCCCAGGCCGTCCTCCAGCTCGCCCGCCATGTAGCGGATTTCTTCTGCGGTGACGCGCTCGCCGCTGCGCTGAATCGCCGTGTTCAGCATGAACACGAACGCCAGCTCTTCCTTAATGGACTGGATCGCGGCGTTGGCCACCTGCAGGTCGGCCTGCTTGTCCACACGCAGCGCCCACACGTCCCCTTCCTTGCCCTGGAAGAACCCGAGGTTCTCCAGCGAAGCAAGTTCGTCGGGGTCGGTGGAGGCCGCGGGATCGACACCGAACAGCACCTTGGCGCTGGCGGCGGCGGCCTGGACGATGGAGCGTGAGAGGCTGTTGAGGGACTTGAGGTCGCCGATGTGCTCCTCGCAGAGCCCTCTGCCGTAGTCCTCTCCCTCCACCTTGCGGAAGCGGAGCACGAGGAGCGGCACCTCGTCGGCGGGGTACTCGCCCTCGGAGCCCTCAACGATCTCGCCGCACACCTCCTGGTGCACGGAGAACCGGTTCGGCGAGATGCGCTTCCAGTGCGTGAAGAGGAACACCGGCTCACGGTCCTGCATCTGCTCCGGGTTCTGCCGGTTGGGGTACTTGGCCTCGATGATCTTCTTTACGGCGGGGTCGGCGGTCTGCTCGTCCACGCCCTCGCGCAGGATGCACTCAAGCAGGTCGCCGCGCCGGTTGCGCTTGGCGACGTAGCACGAGAGGTCGTAGCCCCGGATGGGACCTTCGTCGGGCACGAGCAGCGCGTAGTTGCCCGTCACGAGCAGGTGGCGGAGCATCTCGAACACGTCATTGCGCATGCCCTCGGCCTCGATCTCGTCGAGCACGCGCATCTGCATCTCCTGCAGCGCGCGACGGATCTCGTCCTGCATCACCTCGTCGTTCGCGATTTGCTTCCGCACCTCGTACGAGAGCTGGAAGTCGAAGAATGCCTCGTTAGGCGGGAGCAGGGTGAGCAGGAGTTTCGACGCGAGGTTGTTGACTCCGCGTGCTCCAATGTTCTGCCAGGGCGTCCTTGAGATCGTCTTCTCGTGGTTCCCATGGCGCTCCGCGATGGGCAGGAACACGCTGGGGATGGTCACCCTCGCGCACGCCTCGGCGATCTGCGTGAACGGGTTGCGCTTCGTCTCCAGCGCCGACCACCGCTTCGCGGACGGGCCGTTGTTGATCGGCGACGTAGTCGCCATACTGTGCTACCTCCGCGGCTTTAAGGTGATCCCGGCGATCAACGCGCCAGGAGAATCGGGGGAGAGGAACACGTCGAGGACGTTACGCGATCCAGTGACGAGACCGGTGGCTCGCTGGCCGCCCTTGCCGGGCGACGCACCGAGCGTTGGCGCGGTGGTGCCGGGCATCGCGTAGAGCGGGGCCGGCTGCTCGGGGGCGGGCGGGGCCTCGGGGCGCGGCGGCTCGGCGACACCAGGCGAGCTACCGGGTCTCGGGAAGTTGGTCTCCATCGTCGTGCCGGGAATGACCTGCTGCTGCTCGCGCACCTCCTGTTGGTTGAGCCACGTGCCGTCAGCCTGCGGGCCATTCGCGCCGAGTGCCGGGACGTGCTCGACGTTCATGTCGTTGAGCGCGTTGGTGACGGGCGAGCCGGGCGCATAGGCGGAACCGCCGTCGAGGCTGTTATCCAGCCACTGCTTCCCGTCGATCGACTCGGCTCGTACGTAGTACCAGTCGCCGCTCACGGGATCGAACACGGGGGCGACGGCGTCGAGGCCCCGCTGGACGCCCGCGCCGCGCTGCTGCTCCAGCTGCGCGAGGTACTCGGACGGCGTGAGTCCCTGCTTCGCGGCTTCGGTCTTGATCGACGGCGCGAACGCGGTGCCCGTCGAGCTGGTGGAGCCGCTGCTGACGGTGCCCGCGCGGCCGGTCTTCTGCCGCGCGAGGTACTCGGCCGGCGTGAGTCCCGCCTCCCGGGCGGCTTTCTCCAGCGCTTCAAGCAGGCGGGAACCCCAACCCTTGCGCTGATGTGCGGGATCGACGACAAGGGGGTGAAGTTCCCAGGCGAACTTCGAGTGCCGGAGCGCCCCGATCCAGCCGCGCACGCGCCCATCCTCGAGCGCGGCGAAGGCAATGCGGGTCGGATCCCCGAGGAACTCGCTCACCTCGGCCATCGCCGCGCGCAGGTCAGGCCAGGCGTGCGGCACGTGCGCCATCGCCTCGACCAGGACGCGGCCCGCCTCGAGCCGCTCGTGCTCGCTCAGGTCGCGCAGGTTCTTGATTTCCCACGCCACGAAAGC